ACCAGTTGCCTCAAGTAGTTGAAGCTCGGATACACTTTTAATGACACCTTTGCCGATGGCATCGATGACATTCTGATCATTCTTTGGATTGTAGTTCTTGCCAAAGGTTCTCAGTTTAGTCAGTGCTTCAGTTGCCTCAGGATACAAGGACTGCATCTCCTCCAGTTTCGTCTGCGTTGTCTCAAACAAACGAGGAGATGGGTTGGCCTGGAACTGATTGAGCATATAAGAGATTTCTTCCCTTACGGATTCTTCAACCTCTTTGGCCTGCTGTTCAATCTGACTATTGAGTTTGGTTCGAATCTCAGCAATATCAAGGCCGAACCGCTCACCAACAGTCCGCAGACTAGGATCCTCTGGATTGATGAGGGAGGCTTCGTAGTTATCGAGAGCCGTGTTTGCCTCTACCGGATTGGTTGCCCCGAGCCTTTGGATCTGAGTCAGGATGGTATCGTTGGCTAGTTTGTTGGCCGCCTGCCAATTGCCTGTCAAATTATAGGCTTCTTTGTATGCCGTAGCAACAAGACTTTGCGCCTGTGTTTTATCGGCAAAGCCGTTAATCTTACCACCAACACCAGCAATGAACCGTTCCTGATCAAGTGCAACTCGATTGGTGACAATCTCCTTCATCCGTTCTCCGAGAATACGTTGCCGTACCTTGAGTATGGTTGGTGTGAGATGTTCAGAGATGATTAGAGGATTGAGATCTCGAAGACCAGCGGTCTCTATGAATCGTTGAATGCCTACCTGCCAAACTGCCATCAATTCTGGCTGTGTTTGAGCAGCGGCTGGAGTGATGAATCTTGTGGATCCATCTGGTTGAACCAGCGGAATTTGTGTGTCCCGATCACGCACAAAGGTGTCAAGAACATATTCAGCCTGAGTGGCAGCCAACTGAGTACGCCCAACCGCTTCCCCATACCGTTCATATGCGTTAAGGGTGGGACTTTCTTGGCGGTAGGTTTCACCAAGTCCTGGGTTTACCGCAGTCAGTTGATTGGCAGTCTGACGTTCTTGATCAGCAGCCGTTTCGAACTGCTTCTGTTCTGTTTTGTACTGAGTGGCAATATTCGGATTGACCCGAACTTCACCATTCAGAACTCTGGCAATTCCTAACTTAATGCTAGTCTCAATTTTACCCTTCGTCTCTTCAAGCATAAACTTGTTGAGAGTCTCAGAAAAGGCTGTCAGCTCCTTCAGGTCTTGTTTATTGTTTTGGAGGACAGTCTCCGCAACAGCATTGGACTGCTCGGTGCGCCGCTGTGTTTCCCGTAGGAACTGGGAACTAGGATCAAATGCTTGGACTGGATTAAACCCCGCAACTCGCTGTGGCCCAGTTAGCTGAATTTGTCCAGGAGTTGATTCATAAATTCTAGCCATTAGCCTTAGCCTTAGGGGGTTTAAGTTCGTTATAGGTGCTCAGCCCGCCAATAGCCGAAGATCCAAGTCCCGCCACCAATCCAATACCGCTAGGACCCGGCATAGCAATCGGAGAGGAAGGCTTGATGGTGCGCTGAGAAGCAGCCATATTGTTTGCAGACTCCTGCTGATTATAGATGCTTTCAGCACCAATCCAGTAATCCTGATTGGCATACGCAAGGTTCTGGCCCAGCACTGCCATATCACGATCGGCTGTCCTTTCAGCATCCGCCAGCAGCAGCCCAATTGACTGTCCAGAGCGTCCGCTGGCCATCACAAGCCCCTGCTGCTGAAGACTTTGAATGGTGCGTTCCTGGGCCTTCTGGGCTGCTTGGGCATACTCAGCTTGAAGCTTGCTCTGTTCCGAAGTATAGGCCCGATTGGCGGCCTCAGCATTGAGACGCATTTGCGCTTCATAGCTTCTTTCGGATTGGTTGTAGGCTGTCAGCTGAGCCTGATATTGTTGTTGGGCAACAGCATTCGCATAGTTAGCCTGCTGTTGTTGTTGCTGATAGGAAGCGATTGAGCCAATAGCTCCACTAGCAAAGGAGCCAATCGCGGTTACAATAGCTAGTGTTTCAACACCTAGGCACATGGCATTAACTTAGCAAATTCTACATAGGTTAGATTGTTGGGACCAACACTTCGATATGCCAACCGCTTGAATCCAAGCATGTGAAGCAGTTTCATGTGCATCTCATTTCGTGGATCAGCAATGTTGTGAAGCATCAGGTAGGAGGTTTGTTGATCGACCCATTTTCTTGCCTCCTTGAAAAAGAGTTTTGGGTACTGGCGGACATAGGGTGTGGTTAACATCCAGATGGCTCCGCTATGGGCATCTGTTCTGGATACCCCAGCCATCCCACATATCATGCCAGCTGGATTCCAAAAACAAATTGGATCCTCTTCGACATCAAGAGCATGAAGAAGGGCCATTCGCATATCAGTAATGCCAAGGCCCTCTAGTTCTCTGCGATCTGCTGGCTGAAGATGGGCGGCCACCCACTCAACGTCGAATGGCCGCGCTTTATCAATAAGCTTGGTGAGAATACCCATTACTACTTAAGGGAGATTCCTTTGTTGTTGTAGGTGCCTTCCCAGGTGATCGACGTGAGGGCCGTGGGGAAGGGACTATCCGCCACCAACTCTACCTCCACCTGATCGCCTTTGGCAAGAACAGGAACGGTATTCCGTGCATTCCTTAGAACTGGAATGGAGTTGGCCAGGTAAAGGTTACCAACAATTTGGGGAAGATTGATGGAGAATTCTGCTCTACCATCTGCCCGCACCTTAACGATGTACGGACCAGAATCATAGCTATCGATTGATAGTCGATTGATTGTGGGGATGTTGAGTGTATCCTTCCGCCCCTCACTCACCAAGAAGTAGAAGGCAGGCAGAATAGCGGAGGCTTCATACTTGTACCCAAGAGCGAATTTCTTGGTTGTTTGATTCTCCTCAACCGTCACAAAGTACCGTTGACCAACAGGCTGTGCCAGATCTGTCTCCAGAGGAAGCTCAAGAACAACACCAGGCTCCAGCGGATCCAAGGATACCAGAACAGGCTGAAGGGTGGAATCATTGAATCCATCCTTAAAGCAGATGTGGGTCTCGTCTGTTCCAGCAAAGTAAACCTTGGTGGGATTGTAATCGAAAAGATCAAGGCGCAGATCGATGTACTTGTCCTCAAAGAGCACCGCACCACCAGGAGTATCCGTCAATAGATTGAGCTTGCTGAGTACATGATTACTACCCTGCTGTGTAACCACAAACATTGTATCATGTTCAAACTCCACCATTGCGATGGTGCCTGCCATTTCCCACTTGAACCAGGACGCCATCAGTCGCTTGGTTCCATCCTCAAAGAAGCGGAAGAGGTACAAGGACTTGGGTTCACGATTGCTTAGTGCGGTGAACGTATTGGCAGAAGTGGTAACCCTCAGATCACGAATGTCCGAGGGGATGTAGGATGGAATGCCTCGTGTAAGTTCGGTAACCGCAGGCTTCTCACCTGGGCCACCAATCACCATTTCAAACGCACCGGTGGATGTATCATTTTGTTCTACGAAAACAATACTAGAACCAGTGTCGATAGGCGAAATGCGGGGCGACTGGCTGAAGCTACTAACCAAGTTAATCTCAGCCGTAGCAGCAGAGAATGCCTCTGTTGAGGTCTCCAGGATGTATTGAGCATTGTCAGCAAACAGGGCCAATCCCCGAGGAATTTGAACCGCATGACGCAATTCAATTGGCTTCAACGAACCGCAACTGAGATCAATCGGATCGCTATCGACGATGGTGATGACCGTGCTTGCAAAGAAGTTGAAGTAGTCTCCAGCCCGTGAGCAGATGACATTTTCATTGGACATCAAGATCAGTCGATTCTTGAAAAATGAAATGCCATGAATGTTTGTCCCAACAAATGTGGGCATGAGGTTGGTTTCTGCGTCTCCAACAACTCGTGGCTGCCAGAACTGGGATGCAATGCCATCTACGGATTGAGTTACCGAAGTGACGGTATCTACCCGGAATGTATCACCCTCAGCACTGGTAACAACATCCAGGGCAGTGTATGCTCTACCTGACCGGCTGATCTTAATGCCAGTGATGGCACCGGTAGTGGATGTCGAAGTTACTTTAAGACGGAGGTTGATACCAGTCCCACCATAAACTGGAAAGCTCTGTCCAACAGCATACCTGCCGTTCCCAGAAGTGAGGATACTAACAGCAGAAGGAACACCCGTTACTGTTGCAGTTGGTGGGGTGGCAAGTGCTGATGCCTCGTCAAGTTTACGGAAGGTGAATGTGCCGTTTGCCTCACGAATGATTACATGGGGCATGGTGGCTTCATCAAAAGACTTCACCACCCCAGGACCAATCGTCTCCTCCCAGACACCTGTGCCGCTAGAGCTTCCATCGCTGGTGATGAACTTCACATAGTAATCATCGCCAGTTGAATTCTCTGAGGCGAGAACCTTGATAATTGATCCATTAAGGAATTGCCTTGGCAACTCACCAACAACACTGACAGTTCCTTTGTATGCCTGAATGGCGTTGCCTGCTGTGCCACCCTTTGCTTCCAGAGAGAAGTCAGCATTGTTGGCCCTTCGAACATGGATGCTGTTGCCCACTCCGGTTGCCACAAACGATGGGTTAGCATTGATGGCAGAGACCAGAGCGTTGATGATCGTTGAGGCACTAAGAGAAGAACCAGAAGTTGTGGGGGTACTGTAGGTAAACGATGTACCAGCAATCTTAACTTCGTAGCTCGTGTCGTATGCCACACTGTTGAGCACCACAAACCCATAGGGGGTAACTGCTGCGCTCACATCTCCAGCATCCTCCAACACGACAACCGTTCTGTTCAACACAAAGTTGTAGTCGTTGATCTGGAGGATGGCCAGATCTGAAGAATCAGTATGTGTTGCGTATGTGGTGGCCGATCCTGCTGGAGTATTTACTGTCTGTTGAATGCCGCTGTTTGCGTCCCAGATTCTCAGAACACCTTGCTTGGTAAACTCAATGAGGTACTTCTCTTCGTCGTCTCGGAAGATAGGAAACCAAGTGCCATCAGAGACAGCATTATCAAGCTTACGAATGCCCCGAAGACCCGGACGCTTAGCCAGACCAAAGGTAGGATCTGGATAGTAGTTTGTGCATTTTCGCAGCTGATTTGCTGCCTTGAAAGCATCAGGCTGCTGCGATACCCCACCAATCAAGTTTGGTATTTTCTGAGAAACGGCAGCCATTAGCGTGCAATAGTACGGAACGGAGTGTATGAGACGTAGAAATTCTGACCACTTTCCAGACCAAAGATATTGACTTCGGAGGTGCTGGTATCGTAGGCCAGACAGTTGGATCTGAGGATGGTCTCATCCTGTGCATTGAAGGTCACCATCTCCTGAGAACCAAGCGCTCGTCCAGCGAATACTCTGGTGGCTCGTTGCGTGATGTAGTCCTTGAATGGTTGAGGGAGGTCTTCAAAGTCAAAGAGCCAAACCACATCGCAGTTGATGGTCTCTCCAGGAACAAACTCATAGGTATGGGCCAGCTTATCATAAAGCTTCCCACCCCGCAATACCGTCTGGTATTTCTGAGAGTTAGCTGTCTTGTTATCCGTCAAGGACAGTACATCTTGAGGGATTGCAATTTCCCCGTTTGTGTCCGCAGTGAACGGATAGTTAATTTCGGTGTTAAAGTGCCAGCCCTCGCCTTGAACTTCTCGGCTTACAGAGTCAAGAATAGCCAGCGCAAGAGCTAGTTCAGGGTTGGCCACATCAAGGCTGACCACTGGTGCCTGCCCGATGCCATTCAGCATTTGGTTAATTGCTTGGAGTTGAGTCGTCATGTTATCGGACAGGACATTAAAAAAAGAGGGGCTAACCTTTAATAGGCTAACCCCTTATTGAACCTAGTTTTGGCTAGGATCAGGCCACGTTGCGGAAGGCACCAGCACAGGAGACGCGCACAGGACCAGCGCCATAGGCCAGGCGGCCCACGATCACATCGCCCTGATAGATCACCTTGGTGTCAGCACCGGTGGTCTGCACGGAGGGGCCAATGGCCTCCACCACACCAGCAGCATCCCGATGGAAGATCAGGCCGCAGGCGTTGGTGAAGTCGGTAGCGATACCGTAGTTGTTGTTCTCGCCGGTAACGGCGGCGGCATCGATGTTGGCACCAGCAGCCGAACCATACTTGCCCAGGAAGGGGATGTTGTTCGACTTGTAGATCTTGATGCCAGCGATCTCGTAGAGACCTTCGCCGCTGTTCAGGCTGCCACCAGAGGCACCATACTCACGGTTGAGGATGTTGGTGTCCACCTGGCTGATCAGTGC